GAGTCACTTAAGGTCGCGGGAAGAATCCCGGTACCTGCGAAATATGTAAAACAGATCCGGCAAACGATTGCTGAAATCTGTTACAAGTCCAAACGCGACACGAAGAGTGAGAACCGCCAAAGGCGGCGACTCCTCACATCGCGATGGGTTCTGTTCACCACACTTAACTCCCTCACGGGCGTCCGGTACCTTCCTGGACGCCACCTGCACTACACCCACCTCAACAAACACGCACAAGCATGCTCACTACACACCGCCACGCTGTACCTCACCACTCACCCGGATCACCACGGGGTGTCCAAGTGGGTGGCAGAAGCACTGCGGGCCTCAATCCTTGGGGCGGAAGGACCGGCATGGCCCGACCAACACCATCAACCACCAAAGTCCGTGTACCACCTCATATCAACAGTGTCCAAGAGAAGGGACGCAACAGCCAAAGTTGCTGCAACCCTATCCAGGGCACTGGACCGGCCAACCATTACCCCGGAAGTCCTTCGTCAAAGCGAGAAGGAGGCGAGGGAAAGATGGCTAGCGGAGGCGCCAGAGGCACAGGACCCGAACCTGTACAGAGACATCGAAGAATGGGTAGCACAAGTCACCAAGGGAGGGCGAGAACCGATTGGAACTCACCCGGAACCCTCAGTGAACAAGTGCCTCATTCCCCGAAACACAATCGACCCGACGCTGATTGGTAAGACGGGGCACCAAGTGCACCACATCCCACCAACCAACCAGGTCGACTGGGCTCTGAACATGACCCGGGATACCCTGTACCCTGACGAAACACAGACCGTAGGCGGAGGAAGCGTAATCCAGGATATGTCTATCACAGGGCTACCACCTGAGCTCATGGCATTGATCGCACGTCCACGACCGGTAGGAACAGGAGGACTGGAGGAGAAAAAAGGAAACTCCTCCAGCAACCCCCTGGCTACCGGCGCGGGCCTGAGACCAATACCACTCGGGCAGATGGTAGACAACCTGAGTAAACACTACCCAGACGTGCTCCCCGCCGCCTTTGATGATAATGGGAAGGCCAGGACAATGTCCCTCCACCCCGCCCACATGGTTCACGCCAGCCGATACCTCGTCAAGCTCGTACTTCCGAAACTACGGCGGATAACCGCAGCCCGGGCAATGCTCACTGGAGCAGACCCGGAGATGTACGGTGACCCCGCCAATCCCTGCTATTCAGCAGACATGGCGAAAGCCACGGACAACCTTGCCCACCCAGCGGCTGCTGCAGTGGTCAGAGGGTTAGCGAGAGGAGGAAACTGGACTCAACTGGAGAAGGAAGCAGCCTTACGGCTTTGTGGTCCGATGCTCATAGTCGACCGCGAGGGCCGTGAACACGGCTTCACCAGGAGAGGAATCCATATGGGTTTAGGACTGAGTTGGTGTATTATGTCCCTCTTGAACATATGGGCCGCACAGCCTGACCCGAGACGAGCTCGGTCCGACCGTACGTTCGTG